TTGTTTTGGCTTATTGCCTCGGAGATCTTCTCCGTTTCCTCAGGCCATAATAGGCCCTAGATTGACTTTGTGTTTGAACGCGTACGTTCCCCTAGTGGCATCTATCTCTGGTCGATTAACTTCGCCTCCGAAGTTCCTGAATCGCCAAAAATAGTCAATCTGATCCAGATGACAGTAGGGCAAGAGACGATCAAATCGAATCATCTGAAGGGTTTCCAATCCTTCGATATAATTTTCGAATGCGACTTGAGTCTCTATAGGAATGCCATATAATTTTTCGACTAACAATCTTGATGACGTGGTTGTCGTTACAATTGTATCAATGTGCTTTTTATTATTTTCATAGAAGTTCACAGCTTGGATGAGTTTTGACTTCTCCCACTCATCGAAATGATTTCCAGAAAGCAAACTTTTGATATTTATATTGTGTGTCATCTTGAGTCCGTATAGGGCCAAAGTATTGACCATAGGACATCCAGGATATTGATATATCATGGACAAGCTTTTCGCTCTCAATAATTTCAAGATGGTACGCTTGTTGGCTCCAGCGTACCTTCCACTTGCATAGCCGAAATTGAGTATTAAGTCAATTGGGTTCGTTAATATCGACCTGTCTTCTTCAGAGTGTACTATGCCACAAAATGATGCAGTACTTATTGAATCATGTTCTTCCATTTTGATGACAAGTCCCAATTTCTCAAAATCTTTAGTTGTGGGACATTTGCCTTTCATTGTAAATAATCCATCATCTCCTTCAACAACACCCGTGACATCAGTGCAGCCATTCTCTTCCGCCAGGAACAACATGAACATCAAGTTCGAGAATCCATTTCCCAAACTGGTGTTCATTTCTCCTGACATACGAGTTGCTTCGACATCAACAGTAAAATATTTGAATTGACAATGATTTTTACCCGAGAGAACATCATGAATCAAAGCTTTGTATTCGTCGCCTTGAGGATGATGTTGTAACATGTAATCATACAGTACAAATTCACAGTTTTCCATCACTTCTTTTGTGAACAAACTTTCGAAAGCTGTGTAATCTGTGGAATAGTACTTGGCGCCTTCTCTGTACATCCGCCGCATCACATAATCCGGACGTAAATGGACTGGCACCTTCTTGATGAACCAGTCTAGAGAGAAGACGCGCTCTTCTATAGCTTTGAAGACGGGACCTAATATCACTTTCATAGGATCCGATCGAGAATTGATAGGACGGGCATGCTTATAACCCGGGCTATAAGATTCATCTTTGCCGAAAGACTTAACCAAACGAAATAATTTATCTTTCCAGCAAACGATCTCAGACCATACGCGACGTAGCTCGAGTTTTCTCCTAAGCGTATAAGTGGTCTTTCCGATCCATGTATCAAAGCTGAGGTCTGCGTCAGGCTCCAAAGGTAGTAAGTTATTTTTACAGAACCGTAACACAAACCGACGAAGCCGACGAAGCATAGCGCGATCAGGAGCAGGCGGTTTGAAAGCAAAGCGTTTTTGAACTCCCGCAACCAACGTAGCAGGGTGATTGAAATCTGGCCTAACGCATGCAGCCCCGTAGAAGCTGCATCCCATGTCCACTGCAACAGGACGCCGAATGGACTCGTCAAACCGTCTGTAGGCTTCGTTGAATTTGATCTTCGTTCCCGCTTTGATTTCAGCCAGTGGGGCGAGAGCAACTTCAGTAACCCTATATCCGTATAGGTAACGAAAGAACTCACGACGACTGGCTTCCCCGGAAAAGGTGCATTAATATTCTCCATACTCTCTTCTCTGAAAGCCCACGCCAATCGCTTGGTGTATTCAAATACATCCCTCATCTGCGGATTGGGGTTGACTTTCAGAAGCCATTTTGAAACATTGACTGACTGATTCCCACTGCAGATTGCACAAATTCTGTCAGCGGCATCAGATTCGGTCTGGAGGTGTTTTATAGTCTGCGGATTAGTGACCTGCCAAAACAGCTCCATGGATGCTACATGTTCAGCCTGATTTACTATACCATACCAATGCAATTCGTAATATCTCCATTTAGCGTACATGGGTTTATGGATTTTGTCCATCATGCTGTTCTTGTCGTGTCGTTGTTCTAGATCATCATTGTCTGAGCAGAATCCGATCATTTCATGTGTATATTCAACACGACCAAGGAACATCCATATATGTATGGATAAAGCTGCAAGTGTGAGTGATAGTGCATAAATCCCCACTGCAAAAAGGAAATATGCACTTTGGGTCCAGTTGCCGTCTACCCAACATCCTTCTATGAATTCCCAGTAACCTTCTTCAGGCAACCAAGAATCTAACCATCTAGATGCTCGCATCCACATATCTGAACTTTTGTTGACGACTCGTACAATTCTCTCAAATCTTTTGCTTTCCGGATACCAATAAGAGAACATAGCGTAGGATTCGACAAGAATGCATGAAATGGGAAACTCGACAATACCCTGTAGTCTCGCAATTCTAGTGCTCGGTCTATAGCGGTATTCAAAATGATCTGGGACCCAGTTCTGATCCACCATGCCGTTGGAACATACCTGGTAGATCGAAACCAGAATGAATCCAAAGAGACAGTAGAGCAAGCCGCGGAAAAGAGTATGTCCACTGCCCGACAAACGAGGTCCTTTGTTGAACCGAATAAGCATAGGGTTAGTCCCGAGATTTTCCTCGATCCTACCAAGGACTTTACCAGAGTCATCCCTGCGAGTGAGAACGCTTTCATCCACGGACGGTTTAGCAGGAATCCTTCTGTTGTCGTCACCGCTACTGGCCTCACTCTGAAGTTCTCTATCTCCGAGAAAATCCCGGGCCCATTGTTTGACACCATCAAAAGATCCGAGAGCATAATCTCTGGCCGCGGATAGTCCTTCACCAAGCAGTGCAGCAAACTTTCCGCCGCGAGAAGCCTTAAACGAGGAGGTAGTTCCTCGTGGGGGCTTTCCTCGTCCCTTGACCCCAGCACGCCCTTTGTTCTTAGTATCATGGCCATTGAGAGGTGGGAAGCTACTGTCGCGTAAAATTGTGCTTGCATCACCTTGTCCTCCGTCGCCCACTCTTCCTTTTTGCACACTCGAGGTAGGAACGG